CGGTTACGGTTTTCTTATCAACCTTACCATTCTTATCTTCCTTTGTATTCTCAAAATCCAATATTGCAACTCTGCAACTTTCATCAACGGTAAACGATATGCCCTGCTCATTGTAGGCAAGTATCGCATTGAAGAAATCTGCACTCGGTCGCACATTTGGGTTTGACTTCGCTACTCGCCTTATCGGTTTCACTTCATCAAGTTCGTTTATTAGTAAGCGGAATAAGTCAAAGCCCTTTTCTTGTTTAACATCGTCTTTTTGTGACGTGCTATCACCGCAAACATACACAAATCCTGTATGCCTCCATTGTCTTAATTTGGCTAATATTGCCCTACCCATTGCTTTGGTTGTGTTGTCGGGATTTTTTAAAGCAATGCAGTCAATCATTCTTATTTCATTTTCATCGCTAACTTGGAATATTCCGCAAGGAAAGTAAGGGTTTACGTTTTCATCGAATGAAAGCCAAATGGCTAAGGATGGATCATAAGCAACTATTGAAGTGTGTTTTATTGTACTCCAACTTTTTAGGAACTCACCGCCAAAATCTACCTTGCCCCATTCACCTAAAACATAAACTTTGTATAGATTTGGGTTCGCCTTAACTCTTTCTTGCAGATGGTGAATGTAATCCTCATCTAAGAATGAATTGTCTTTGTATGTGGTGTTAAGGATGTAGGTTTCGCTATCCTGATTATCGAAAAACCTTTTTTTCAACCAATGTTGTTCACTTATTGGATTGAAAGTTATAATAAATTGTTTGTAGGTGCTTGTTTCACCTCTTACCCTTAATTCTAATTGATTAAAGTCTAACTCATCTAACTCGGTAGCTTCTTCACACCAAACTGAGGTAATACCGGCAATAGATTTGATTTTCTCTTGGTCATCCATTCCATGCAGGATTAATTCATTGCCTGTTGGATTGTGGGTAAATCTCATTTCCGATTTGTTGATGGTAAACTCTGAATAGATTTCGTATTCAATAAGTTTATCAATCACCAATTGATAGATTGAGTTTCTTAATGTGGTGGCAACTTTTCTAACACATAGAATTCTGTGTTTTTTTTCGGAGGTAACTCTTAAAATTAGCTTTTGGACTGCAAAAATAGATTTTCCACTTCCTGCTCCGCCTTTCAAAACTAAATATCTCTTTTGGCTTGTTAATGCTTGAGAATAAACTTTATTTACTTTTATCTCCATCTGTTATTACAACAGTCCATTGTTTTATTTCTTCGCCTTTAGATGTTAGGTCGGCATTCAGTGATGTTGGAATTAACTTTGCCGCCAATCTATAAAAGTCTGTTGTGTTTTCTTTTGCCCACGTTGCCAAGTTTGCTTTTTTGTCGGATTGCAATTCATTAAAAGCAATCTCAAAAGCCTCCTTAACGGTTTTAGTGAGTTTATTTTGTGAGCCTTTAGGTTTACCGCTATTTCCTTTTTTAAATGCCATTATTCGTGTATTTTCGTGTATTTTACACTATTTGCCATTGTGCAAATATACAAATTATTTAATTGTCAAATTTTAAAAGTTTTTTTTGTCAGTTTATAACCTTACTTTTTTTATTTGTTTGTCAGTTTGTTAAAAGGCATCGTTGCCAATATCTGAAAATTCATTCTTTGTGATAAAGTCCCAATTATCTTTTTTGTTTATTGGTGTGTCGAATGCTCCGTTGGGCTTTATTGGGGTTGGTGGTAGTTCAAATGCTTCTACTTGTTTCTTTTCTCCTAATATCCAATTGGTATTGTCGGGGATAAATGTATAATATCTTCCATTAATAAAGTGCCATCCCAATGAACACATTGTGCCTGACTGTCCCCAGTGTTTAAACTTTACTTTTTGTATGTATATTTCTGTTTTCTTGGAATCATAGTTGCGATATACGGTTAATCCGTTGTGAGTTTTATTAAAGAAGTTTGCAGATCCATTTATGTTGTAAAGGTTTGGCACTTCAAATAAACCCGTTTTTTTATCTTTCATAATCTTAGTTGGGTGAGCCACTAAAAAGCAATGTACCATATTTCTTTCACAAAATGTTGCTAATATATCCAATTGTTTTGAAACATAGTGTGTTGAATCTTCATTGTGTTCTAACTTATTCCAAGCATCAATTACAAAAGCATTTACTCCGTATTTTCTAATTAAACTTTTTACCATCCGCAAAATATCCTCAAGTTTAAAATCATTTTCGGGTTTTATGAAAAAGAAGTTTTTTGAAAAGTAATCTTTGGCCAATTCCAATTCCATTTTATTCATTTTGTAATTTCCATCAAATGCTTTGCCTATTAATTTCTCAGCAAACTTGCTAAAGTGAAGTTCTAAAGGATAGTTTTCAGGGCTGAATAAACCAAACTTCCACCCGGCACGAATGTTTAAAGATGCACAAATAAAATCTAATACCTCCGACTTTCCGTGATTTGGGATGCCTGTAATCGTTGTGATGTATCCTAAATGAAATTTAAGGTTTTCATCAAATGTTTCTAAGCCTATTGTTTCGCCTTGAGGCAATCCGTTGTTGTAGTAATTATCTATCTCTTCATTTAAGTCTGTGGAGGTAAATATGCCGACTAAAGGATATTCAATTTTATTGTTTATGCTTTCTAAAATCCCATCCATTCCGTACTTAACCAAACATTCATTGGCATCTTTGCAATCCTTGAACGCTACCTTTGAGCAATTCTCTACCCCTAATCTTCTGGCAAATTCATCTCTTAAACTATTTCCGGCTTGATCGTTATCTAAGGCCAATATAAACCTTGTATCTTCATCAAATAGGTCTATGCAATTGTCTAAGTAAGTAAGATTGTTTCTGCCTATTGTAGCACCATTTGGAACGCTAATAACATTTTCAATCCCACATTCAATTAAAGTTAAGCAATCAATTTCACCCTCAACAATTATTATTTCTTTTTGGTTTTTTACTGCATCCAAATTATAAAAAATCAACTCAGCATCTTTTGCTAACTTAAATTGTTTGTTGCCAGTGCGATATTTTACGTTTATCAATTCACCATCTTTAAAGTAGTTAAATTGTACGGTGTTGATGTTTCCGTTTGTTTGTGGCATCCATTCTAATCCCTCTGTAATCTTTGCCTTTAATAATGTTTTTTGGCTAATCTTCCTTGTTTCAAACCATTTAACCAACTTTTCAGATAGTGTTGTTTCGTTTTTCCAAATAGGTCGTTTATATTCAATCCTTTGGTAGTTGTTTTCTAATTTCTCTAACTTCTTGTAAAAAGCCTTACCACAATGAGAGCAACTTCCTACTTCCTTTGTTGCGTTGTAGCTAAAGCATTTATCTTTTGACTTTTTTCGTTCGTGAGAACAAGCTGGGCAAGTCTGTTTGTTTTCGCCACCTTTGGAAATATCAATTTGATATTCACGCTTTGATTCCTTTTCTATTACTGCTATTGTCATAATTAATGTACCATTGGTCTTTCGGTTGTTTTACTTTTTTCTGCTTGTTCTTTTTGAAGCCATTTTTTGGCGGTATAGTACAAACTTACATAACTTGTATTTTTTTTGTAGTTTTCTATTGATTCCAATACATCGTCAATCTGTTGTTTAGTGTAACCCGCTAAATTTAGTTTATGTACTTCTTCATTTGTTATTGAAAGATGCAGAAATGATTTGTATATTTTTATTTCATTCTTTTCATTGTTATCATTCTTATCATTCTTGTTTGTGTGACTTTGCGTTTGGTTTGCGTTTGGTTTGCGTTTGGAAGTCGTTTGTTTTGCGTTTGAAGTGTCTTGATAAGTATCATAATTACAAATAGTTATCCGTGTAGAAATTTGAATATTTTCAATTGTAATCATACCATCCTTTGCAAGAAGTTTAAAAAAGTTCCTTATGTAGTCTTTTGACACTTTAAATGTGTTTGCCCAACTTAATAAACTGCGTACAGATTGACCTCTTTTGCAGTCATAAATGTTTTGTCCAATGTTTACTTTTTGGTCTGAGTGATTAACTATTAATAGCAAACCAATCCAAATTCTAAGTTTAACTGGGTCTTGAAAAATCCAATGATTTAACAAACTGCGTTCTAATTTTATCCATCCATCCATACTATTCTAATTGATTGGCTTTTTGTAATAAGTCGTTAGCCATATCAATGGCAGTTTCTTTGCTAATTATAATTTGTGTAGAAAACAAGTCATTTGCTGAGTTGTTTTTTGTTTCAATTACAATTTGATTGTTGGTTGTTTTAAATGATTTAATAGTAAATAAATCATTGTCACTTAAATACTCTTTAATAAATCTTGGGTTTTTCATAAAATATAATTTTTAGTTATTAATTTTTTTTAGTTGTGAAATTACTTTTGATAGTTTTTTGTTAGTTTCTTCAAGTTCTTCCAAACTTAAATCTTTAACAATTGCACAAGGTGTAGAATCCTCAATGGTTATCTCTTTCCCCGAGCCTAATTTAATTGATACTTTAAAATTGTCATTGTTATCAATGTTCCAAGTAATATCTTCCATAATGTTTATTAACGTCAAAACCCTCGATATTTTCACGGCATTGAAAATATGAGGGTTTGATGTATATGCAATATTGCTATTGCTTATTTCTATTCGTTGTATGCCGACAACTATTAATTGTAAATTTTAAGAACGGTTTTGCAAGATTACGGATTATTTTTTTAATCTGCAAATGAATTTAGTTTTAATTTTTAGTAACGCAAATTAATTTTCTCTCTTCTTCTATAATTAAATATCTCCTCAATTAGCACAATGTATGCAGAAGTAGTAGGGCAATCCTTTAATGAAGTAGGTTGTTGTTTTAATTTCTGAATAAACTCATTCATATCAAAACTTTTGTTTTTAAACATTCCCAGCATAGCAAAAACAAATCCTCTTCTTTTCCATCCATTATAATATGGCGATACTAAAGCTATTTTTTCTATGTTTTTTTTGGCTTCTGCAAGGTTTTTTATCTTAAATGTACCATTGAAAAATTCTTCATTTTTACCGCCTTTAGATACTCCGCAAAGCAATGTTAATGTTTCGTTGTGTCCAATGTTATAATCTTCTTTAAATGCCTTATATTTAATGTAATCGGCATAACCTAAAGAACAATATCCCTCCAAATAATCATCCATATTCCAAGTCTTAGAATTTTGGTTAAGAATGTGTACTTGAGATAATCCGTAACCTTTGCATATTACATAATGCAATGGCAATTTCAATTCTTGGATAACATCAAATCGGTGTTGCCCATCAATAATTTCATACTTTTCATTTACAATGATTATCGTAAATAAATAGTTTTCACTCATTGACTTTTTTAGTCTGTTAATGTGGATTAAATTTTTATTTCTGTTGCCATCAATTGACTTAAACAAAAAGTAATCTGTTGTTGTGTGAACTTGGTTAGGTTGATTTTGATTGTTGTTCATTTTTTTTGTTTTAATTGTTAGTAATTGTTTTTAGTTTATTTGTTTAACTTTTCTTTTTGCAAAAAATCCCTTCAACTCAGGATGTTCAGCCTCGTACAACCTCGCATAGTAAGGAGTATAATTGTTGTTTACCTTAAATCCATCCTTTTTGATTTCATCGTGCTTAGTGAACCTCACAATGTGCAATACTCCATCGGATGAATACTTTTTAAATCCTCTGTTTATTAATTGAGCAATTACTTCTTTGTAATACTCGTAAACCTTTGGATATTTGGCGTGATAATCAATAAATTTTTGTGGGTAGTTTTCCATAATTAATAATTAATTGTTTGTTGTTCTTCGGGATTAGGTAGTGTTATTCCAAGAAAGTCTTTGGCCCAAGTAATTAGGTTATCTACAAAATCAATAAATTCTGATTTGGTTAAGGTAGCAGTTGATCCAATCTTGTCATAAGGTTCAACTTTTTCAATGTCGTGAATTTCGCCAGTGCTAACATCAACATAGATTCCATCCTCCAAAGCTAAGATTACTGATTTGCCATTTACAACACTTATAAAGCGTTTTAATTTTAAGAACTTATATTTTACAAGTTCGTGCATTTCATCCTTGCTATGGCCTAATTCTTTGCTTAAAATGTCGATATAAACCCAATAGAGTTTATTCTGCTGCAAACTTCTTGAACTTCTTTGTTTTTCAATTGTGATAACCACTCTTTTACCCTCCAAGTGTTTTAATTCTTGGAGGATATTTTGAGTTGTGTTTTTTTGCAACTTGCCATCTTTAACGGTGCTGAAAAAAGTTGATTTCATTACTTTATTTGAATGTTTTGATTTACTTGCAACCTTGCACCGATAACTACTTCGCCTTTCTTGATGGCTTCTTTACTGGCTGTTTTATCAATTGTGTAAGTTGTTTTTTCCTTTAAGAATTGTGCAGGTATTTCAGCCTCATTATCAATTTCAACTGATTCTGATTTACGAAAAGATATTTTTAAGGTCGGAGTTTCTAACTTATTAATCTGATACAATTGCATCGCATTAGATACAGTTGTTTCCAATCGTTCAATAGTTTTAAGCCTCGCCTTTTTTAGTTCGCCTAATCGCTTAATTTCGGCATCAATGATTGATACATCGCTTTCCATTTGCTTAACTACAAATCCATAGCCCCTTGCTTTTTGTTCGAGTTGTTCCTGGTTGATTGTTAATTGCAATTCTAATTCCGGTGACACTTCGCCACCGGATTCGATTAGTTGATTTGCAAGTTCTAAATACTCTTTTTCTATTTGATAAATGTTTAGGTTGCTCATTTTATAAAGTTGTTAAAAGGGTTTCTACTTCTTTTGATAGTCTGTATTTGGCTTTTATTTTATCAATAGTGCCATCGCCTTGCAACCATTCTTTTGCCTTTGCAAATTGTTCACTATCTTTATTTAGCCAAGGCTTTTCTACTTGTGCCGGTTGTGGTGTTGGATTACTTGCCTTGTTACCATCGTCATCTTCAGCACCAACATTTACTAAAGATTGAAGTCCGTATCTCCTTGCATAAGTTATTCCACTGCCTTGCGATTGAGCATCGTTTTGTTTACTGTAAATGATTTCAGTTAGTGCTTCGATACTTTCTCCACTTTCGTGCAAAAGGATTGTTTTAATGAAGTTTTTGCCATCAATAAAGGCAGTTGGCTGAAGTACCACAATACCATTGTTATTTAGGTGTGGCATACACGCTTCCCGGATAGAGTTAAGGTCAGCGTAGGTAGAGCGGAAAAATGGATTTTTAGCATCTTTTTTTGCTGTTCCCATTTCTTTTTGAGCCTTTAATAAGGCAGTTGCGATTAGTTTCATAGTTTTGTTTTTAGTTGATTTTCCAAATTTCAATAGTGTTGTAATACTTTCCGTTGTGTTCACGACCTCTAATGTTGATGTGGGCAGTTACTTCTTCACCTGCAGATTTGCCATCAAATAAGGCAATAGTTTTGTTAGATACTTGGCAACTTATCTTCTGAGGATATTCGCCAGATGTTTCGATTACGATTTCTCTTTTTGAGAATTTATCGGAGATATACTCTATATCTCCGATTTTTACAATTGTTCCTTTTAATTCCATTTTGTTTTTTTTTGTGATTATTTACGTGTGTTGTAATATACTTCGTGTTCTTCAATGACTTCAAATACTTGCTGCAACTTGTCGTATAGTTGCTCAATCCTTGCATTCTCAAGTAAATTAATAGTCATGTATGAATGTCTATCTTCCTCGATTGGTTCACCATCAAATTGAGTAAGTCTGTCAATCCTATCAATGTACTCAAATGTTAATATGCCATCTTTTACCCAAAAATCTACATGCTGATTGTCGGGAAAATGAAATCCATTCATAACTCTTGCTTGGCGAAACATTGCTACCTGAGCAATTGTTACCAATGGCAAGTAAGGGTCGATTGTTGTTTGTGTTTGTGTTTTTTCTAATGTGTTCATAGTTTTTAATTGTTAATTGT